AGAACTCCATATACAAAGAATTGGTGGTAAGAATGCGGTTGCTAACAGAACTGCTACTGGTAGAATTAAGAAATCTGCTATTAAAGCAGCAGAAGGTAATCACGCAGTAATGATTACTCGTTATAAAACATATTTTTCATTCATTACAGATGAAGAATTAAAAGCTGCTAAAAAAGATGGCTTAATAAAAGAAATCTATGAATTTGAATATGACCCAACTAAAGTAGCTGAATATGGATTGAAGGTATGTTCAGCCTATACTAGAGGCTACAAACAGAAATTCTTTAACTATTTGTGTAAAGAAGGCGTAATTAAGAAATATACAAAGAAACAAATTAAGTAATTATGAAAATTGATTTATCTTTATTCAATGAAGAAGTTCAAATTGGTACTGATTTGTGCCAACAGATTGAATCATTCGGTTACGAAGCATATCTAGTAGGTGGTTGTGTTCGTGATATAGTCCGCTGGTATAAAAACGGACAAAAAGGCGACCCTAAAATTCACGATGTAGATATAGCAACTAATATGCCGATTGACGAATTGTACGATAACTTCAAATGTACTTCTAACAATGGTGAAGCCCACGGTACTATTCTCGTTAAATGGCAGGATGAAGTTTTTGAAGTAACACAGTTCCGTACTGATGGAGATTACAGTGACGGTAGACATCCTGACTCGGTTCAATTTACCAAGTCATTTAAGGACGATGTAGCCCGCAGAGATTTTACAATAAATGCTATGGGTATTGACTGTCGCGGTAATTTGATTGACTATTACAATGGCGAAAAGGATTTAGACGATAATATACTTAGAACAGTCGGTGATTCTAACCAGAGATTTAGTGAAGACGCATTAAGAATTATTCGTGCTATGCGTTTCGCAGCTAGATTTGGAATGAAGATAGACCCTGAAACAATGCAGGGAATTAAGAACATTAAGGGCAATTTGGATAAAATCGCAAAAGAAAGAATTGGTGCTGAACTAATGAAAACTGCCGAATATGGTAAGAAACCTTTTGCTGATGTCATTGGGTTGTTAATGAAAACTGGTGCGAATGAAGTAATAGACCCTGAAATGTTAATCAACTGGAAATTCGCAAAACAGTTCACTAGAAAATATGCTCAGATGGATAACACAGATGCTGACCCAAAGGTTTTGTTTGGTTTGTTATTCTACGATTGCGACAACTTACCTGAATGTATTAAGTTGTTTAGATTGGAAAATGATTTAATGAAAACTTTGAAATATGTTTATGGTGCTCTTGGATTTACAAATAATTTGTATGGAGATTTGAATAAGACATTAACTATCTTCACGAATAAAGATTTTGAAATTTTGAATGTAGTAAATTATGTAATCAACGATGAAGCAATTTCTAACAAAGAAAGAAAAGTCTTAACTGATTTGGCAGAAAATGTATTGCCTGATAATAAGAGATTGAGTAATGCTATTATAGATAGTGGTGTACACGGTTCTCAATTTGGTGCTATACTAAATGAACTTAAGAATTGGTATTATGGTGCTTATTTGTATAACCATAGTAAACCAAGTCAAGAAGAAATTGAAGATAAAGTTGAAGAATTGATGAGGTGATTTAATGTTTTTTAATAATGAAAAGCTTCGCGGTGCTGGCGAAACTGTACCAATGACTGAAGAAGAAATTAAGGAATATATTAAGTGCAAAAACAGTATTTTCCATTTCGCTAAGTACTTTACTATCATTGGTCCTGCCGGTGAAGAAAAGATGAAACTTCGTGATTATCAGGAAAAGATTGTTAAGGTAATTTGTGCGAAAATACCTGAAAAGAACAACAGAATTATTATGATGGGCCGTCAAACAGGTAAGACAACTATCGCTACTTTGTATATTCTCTGGTATGCTCTTTTCCACAAATCCAAATGTATTGCAGTTCTAGCAAACAAAGCTTCACAGGCCGAAGAAATTTTGCTTCGTATTAAGAACGCTTATACAGAATTACCAATGTGGCTTCAACAGGGCCTTGTAAAATGGAACAATGGTGAAATCACGATGGAAAATAAGACAAAGATTTTCTGCGGTGCTAGTTCTAGTTCATCTGTTCGTGGTAAATCTATTGACTTATTGCTTGTGGACGAATTTGCGTTCATTGACGATAATATGGCTACCAAGTTTATGCAGTCTGTTTTCCCAACACAAGCTGCAAAGAAAGACGCTATGATGATGTTGATTTCCACTCCAAAGGGAATGAACCACTTCTATGACATTTGGACTAAGGCCGTTGCTGGAAAGAACTCATTTATACCTTGTAAGGTTCAATGGTATGAAGTTGAAGGTAGAGATGAAAAATGGCTTCAAAAACAAATACAAGACAATGGGGAAATGTTTGTACGTCAAGAGTACATGTGCTTGACAGGTGATTCTAAAGTAAAAGTTCAAGATAGTTATGGAAAAGTTCAAGAATTAACACTGGAGGAATTATATACTTTGGAACAAGAGAACCTGGTGGTCTAATAAATACATTAGAGGTATAAACAGAATGGGTGAACCAGATAATAAAAAATGTAAATGCAAGGAATGGAAGACTGATGAAGCTTATAAGCCACATCCTCCTCTTCCTGCACCATTCCCACCGGGTCATTGTCCGAATCCGGGTGAAGGAATTCCGCCTAAAGATTGGAAGGAAATTCCACCTGATTGGCAAGCGGTTCCTCCAGATTGGAGTGTAGAGCCACCATCAGGAAAGTATCCAGACCCACCTGAACCACCTCCTCCACCTCCTAAACCACCTGTTCCACCATTTCCGCCACACCATTTAAAGCATATTCCTAGAGATAACTATTGCTGTGCTCAGGATATGTTTATGGCTGACCACGAAATACAGAACATTCCACAGTTGATTGCTTACATTAAAGGTCAACTTGGTTCTCCTGTAATTTGTGTTGAAATATCTGATGCTCAGTTAATTGACATTATTAGAGATATGGTTCAGTACATACAAAGATACTATTATCGTGAAGGCAACTATCGTGATTATCTTTGTATGGAATTACAACCAGGTAAAACTCATTATAAACTTTGTCAAGAATTGGAATCTGTTGTAGATTTTCAAACTGCTAGCTGGTTAGGTAACATTAACGAATTATTCACTATTCCACATAACATTTTATATGACCAGATGATGGGAATGAATAACTTCAATTATAATGGTATGTGTTATGGTGATTCCAGTTACGGTGATGTAATGGGTAACTTTAATGCTCAATTAGTTTGGTTGGAACAAGTTAAATTTGATTTGGGCGAAAGTTATCAGGTAAGATATAATATGAAAGAAAAAGAACTTTCTGTATGGCCGACACCAAAAAGACATATTCACGGTTTGATTGAAGTTGTAAAGAAACAAAAATCATTTAAGATTTTCAATGACTATTGGTTCAAAGAACTTGTAGTATGTAAGGCCGGTATGATTTGGACTAATGCTTTAAGAAAGTATAGTTTGACTATTGCTGGTGGCGGTCAGTTAAATGGTGATTCATTGTATAGTTCATATAAAGAAAGATACGATGATGCTATTGAAAGAATTGACAAAGAAAGTCCACACGGTTTCATCTACGTCCGGATAATGTAAGAGGTTAATTATGGAATTAAACGAAGCAAAAGAAGTATTGAAGAAAAATGGTTATTTGGTTGAAAAAGAAGAAGGTAATTACTATTCTGTTACAATCTGTTATACAGATACAAATGGCGAAATGGCTACAAAAACAAAAATAGAATTTACAGATAATGATAACCTTGCAGAAACCCAAGCCTTGGCCTGGTTTAAGAAAAAATATGAATACGAAACTATCAGATGGATAGACTCTAAAAAATTGGAGTATTAATTTAATAAATGAATAACATAACATACAGACCAAATTATTTAAAAGAAGAAAATACTGAAGGTTTCCTTGAGTATGATTTGGGAAGTATTAACTTCGGAAATTATGATTTCGGAGAAACTAAATCTTATATGGTTCATTATTACGAAGTCGGTAGACCAGATATTATTTCACAAAACATTTACGGAACTTCAAACTTGTGGTGGTTTGTAATGTGGTATAATGGCATTGGTGACATTTGGAACGATTTAAGAGATGGACTAATGCTTCGTTATCCACAGTATGAAATGGTAATACAAGCATTTAAATTATATAATAAATAAGGAGATAAAATGGATTTAAGAGAAGCTAAAGAATTTTTAAATGGCAAAGGTTATCATCTAATAGATGAAGCCACAAGTAAAGCTGTTCAGGAAAAGGTAGATTGGGCAACAACAATTTTAGATGATTTTGCTGACATTACTGAACTAACTGACGAACAATATAACGAAATGAAGAAATTAAATCCTTCACTGATAAAAGGTTGGATTGGTACAAAGAAAGCCCGTGAATTTTTTGATTACGATGAAGCAAATACAATCGCTGATGCTTGCCGAGTTTGGGAAAAGCTTAATGATAAGAAACAAAGAGAAA